TTTTTAAACCTCGCCTATGGTTGATTCTTGAATGGCCTTGCAGGCCTTATGTTCTGCGGCTTCCAGCGCATTACCGGAATCTCCGAATCTAAAGTCGGTCAATCCGTGAATCAGGGAAAAACCCTTCTGGTCTAGATGGGCGTGCCACTGCTCCAGGGCATCCCGCTTGCGCCCCATCACGTCCGACTGGATGTACACCTTCACGTTGTGACCCATCGCGTGGTTGATCAGCAGCTCACCGATCAGGTGGTCGATGCCGAGGTCTGCCCAGCCGGTACGGGCCACCTTGCGCAAGTCATGGCTGGTCCACTCGCCCTGCCCCAATCTGGTGAACACGGCGCTGGCCTGGCCTTCACTCAAGGCCTTGCCATTGCGTGCAGGGAAGAGAAACTGACCGTCGTAGCTTCGGGCGTATTGGCCTTCGCGGTACCGGATCAGCAGCTCACACGCTTGCTCGGTCAATGGCAGGTGGTGCTCGACACCGGTCTTGGTGTGCTCAGCTGGGATGAACCACTCGCGTTCAGCCAAGCTGATGTGCGACCAGCGCGCCTGCCGGGTTTCACCGATGCGCGTGCCGTGGCAAAGCATCATCAGGGCGAGCATGGCGTCCAGCGGCGCCGACACCATGACGGCCGTCAGTTGCTCCAGCAGGCCCGATAGCTGCACCCCACGCAGGCGCGACGGCTTGATCCCGACCTTGGCTTTCGAGAAGTCGTTGAACTTGATGGTCGCCATCGGGTTGGCCGAGATCAGCCCCAGCTTGAACGCCTGCCGGAAGGCCAGGGCCAGCAGCTGGAACACCGAGCGCACGTAGTCGATGGAAATGCTTTCCTGCAGCGGCCACATGAGCTGGCTGTCGAGGGTCGCCTTGTCGATGCCGGTCAGTGGCAGCTCGCCCAAGCGCGGCATGAGGTGGCATTTGATTGCCGAGGCGCCGGTTTTCTTGCGCTTGCTGGAGAGGTTGCGATCGCGGGACATGCGCTCGGCGTACCAGGTCAGCAGCTCACCGACTGTGACCCACTTCGACAGGTTCGCGCCGGAGCCGGCCTCCAGGCGCAGACGGATAGCCGGCAGCGCCGCGACCACCTGCTTGGTGTTGAGATCAGGGAAGGCGCCTATTCGCTTCCACTCGCCCTTCACCACCAGGTACCAGGACGCACGTTGGCGAGCCCGAGTGAAGCGCAAGTACAGGCCGCGATTCTCGATGTCGCGCAGATCCCGGACATCGCCGGCAGCCTGCCGTTTGATTTCGGCGTCGGACATCTTCACGGCGGCGCTGGTCATGCGGCCACCACTGTAGGAGCGAGTCGAAGGTAGGCGCGGATCTGCTCCATCGTATCGAAGTGGCCTCGGCACACCACCGCCAGATAGCCCTGGGCATTGAGCTTGCGAATGCGTTCATGTTGGCTGTCGGAGATCGCGGCGTCGTTCGGCGGAGTGGCCTTGAACTCGATGTACAGGCCGAAGAAACCGCCGCGTGCCATTGGGAGGACCAGATCAGGAATGCCGGCCTTCACGCCTTGGGCCTTCAACTTCGCAGCGACGGCCTTCACCCGATGCCCGCCGTTCGGAACGTGGAAGATCAGGTCAGCAACTTCAGGCATGCGGGCACGCAACTCGGCCATCAGCGCTGACTGCTCCAGCCCCTCACGGTCGACTGGCTTGGCGCGAACTGGTTTCTGTTTGAATACCCTGAGTTTGGCTGGCGTCATACTTGCTCTCCGGTAAATCGGTCAATCACTTCAAAGGTCGTAGGCCACATCCGTGCACCGTAGGTTTTGGCCATCTCGGCACATCTGAAAACTGCGACAGCGCGGTCTTTTTCATAGGTGAGATCCCACTTGTAGCCGCAGCAGTGCACAGCGAATCGGTACTCGGCAGGGTCTGTAGGAGCGAGATTCGGGTTAGACACGGGCACCTCCCAGCGTGGCGCGAAGTTGAGCAAGCGCGCCCTTGCCAATCTCCGGCGTGACCTTCGCTTCGGTCCGCGCCGGGAGCGCCTTGGGCATCGCCTGAAGTGGCAACCCGGCCAGCAGGCGGCGGATGGTGATGGTGTAATTGCGTTCGAATAGCTTCAGGCTGAGCGAGGTATCAAGCTTGTTCAGGCTTTCGAACCCACACTCCTTGGCCGTATGCCACACCGCGTCATGCGACCACTTACCCTGCCCAGCCATACCGGGATGAGCGTTTCGGCAGGCCTCGCGATGCGCAGCAGCGAGCGGTGGCAGCCCAAGCATTTCGGGGGTTGGCTTGCACCATTCGATGAACTGGCCAGGGCTTGGAATGAAGTCACCAGGCTGTTTGCGAACCTGGGTCATGCCGAAGTCGATCTGACCCTGAGTGCAGATGCCTTCCTCGAGAAATGCTTGAAACCATTGGCGCTTCGAAGCCTGGTAGGTTTCCTTGTCGGGCCATGCCTGGCGCCACGCCGAGCGGATCGAACGCAGCTCTTTGAACAGTTCGTTGATGGCCGTGACCAGTGTGCTGTTGGTTTCAGTGGCTACTGACGAAGCGTCTTCGGCGGCGATGAACTCACCGGACTGGGCTTTTGTCCACAGGCCTTGGGCTATCACAGAGACGGCTTTCATGACTTCACCCCGTTCTGCCATTCAGTGTCGTCATCGTCAAAGTCAGAAGCCGGGGCCTGCCTAGGCTTGAGCGCGGTCACATTCGAAGCCGCTGCCCGCGCCTTGTCGTTGTTCACCCACTTAACCAGCATGCTCACCCACTCGGCCTGGGTGTTGACCTGGTGCTGAGGTTCGTAGTGACCAGTGAATGCGACGCGGACTTGCTCAGTGAACAGATCAAGCGGCAACCCGCGGTGCAAGGCATAGGTTTTCAGCAGTGTTTCATCCGGTACCCAATCGAGGGTCATTTCGCTAGGCATGCGAGGATCGACGGCCTCCCGCGCAGAGAGAGGTTCTTTATTCTTCTCTACATCTTCTTTAGGTAACGCACCGCTAACGCTCGCAGCGTTACTTTTACCGTTACTCGCTTTGTGGTTTGCCACCCGCTTTGCCGTGAGAAGCCTGTTTTTAGCGGTCTTCCCGTTGTGACGGTCGAAGTGCGGCAGGCTGATCACGCCATTGGCTTCGATCATCCAGGCGACCGATTTCATGTGTTCACAGAAACCGATAACGCCGACAAGACGATCCAGTAACTTTTTGCTAACGCTCGGAGCGTTACCATTTTCGGTTTGTTGGTCGAACCAGCCCCAGACGCGCATCAGCTTACCGACGACCGCGTCGGGATCGATATCAGCCAAGTCGGCGATCTGGCAGACCTCAGGTTTGTCCAGGGTGGTGAGTTCAAATTTGATCCAGTCGCCGGCCATTACGCGGCCTCCTGCAGAAGTTCAGCGAGGCGTGTCAGGCCTTTCGGGGTGACCATGGGGTCGAAGGCAGCCCGCTCGATACCGGTTTCAGGATCAGGCTTGAGGGCCGTAACTTTGTGGGTCATGTGACCCGAGGTGATACGCGGCTGATAGGCAACCCAGCGTTTGCACCCGTGGCGCCGGAAGATCCAGCGGTGCTGTTCCAGCCAAGCGAACAGGCGGGCCGGCTGCAGGCCAAGCTGCTTGGCTGCGTCGGTAATGCAGATGGCACCACCGGCAGCGGCGAGGCGGTTGATGGCGGCGACCTTCGGCGCTTGCTTCGAGATGACCCGCTGCAACTCGCCGTTCTGGTCTGCCAGATCGGCAGCCAGGCGAAGAGCTTCGGGCAGAGTCTGCGGAACCGTGACAACCTGTCGTGACACGCTTTCCAATTCGCTCAATCGTGTCACGACACGATGACGGAGCGGGATGCTGTAACCGGTCAACAGGGTTTCAGTCAGGACGCGATCAAGGTGAAATTCAGCGGTGTAGTCCCGACCGTCCTTTACTTCCCGGAGATGGCGCAGATCTGCGCCATCATCTGACAGCGCCTTGCGCATCACGCGGATGTCACGGATGACGTCCTTGTGCTGCTTGCCAGTGAGATCGGCGATCTCACGGCTCGACATGGTGACCGTATTGCTTGGAGCGACAATCGTGTTCATAATGGCCCCTCAGTGTTTTGCGCTTTGAAAGAGCCGGGTTGCAGCCCGGCTTTTTTGTGCCTGGGATTCAGGCGATTACTTTTCCGAAGACGCGACCAATCCCGCCGACTGAGCTACAGCCCTCAGCGTTCAATGTCCCCACACGTCCTGATGTAATGCCGTCCATTTCCTTTCCCCTAATGGTCTTCCTGGTGGATCTTTTCTACTGGATGAATCAACAGCTAACTTCGCGCTCTACCTCGATTCCCAGCTAAACCCGATACTGGTGCCACTCGACCTTCTCGCTATTTCTCAATAGCCCTGAAGGTCTTTCCGCAACCGCTCAAGATCTTCCTTGAGCAAATCGAGGTGGCATTGCATGTCTTCCAGTCGCTCCAGTGGGCTTTGGGTTGCTGGCACAGCCCCCGCTATGCCGCTGCCTTTTTTGCAGGGTCACCAAGGGCCGGCTCGGAGACTTGACCCGATAGACTCGGGCGCAGATCCCGGGCAAGAATTTTCCCGCCGGTCAGCACTTCAGCTCTCAACGCCACCTCCGCCGAACAGCCGTGTAGACCTCGAACCCAGCCGCTGACTGACCCTTGCTTAACGTTCAAGGCTGCTGCGGTCGCAGCTTGCGAGCCAAAATGCTCGACGAGCTTTTTGAAATTAATGTTCATCGAATCTCCGCCCATATAAAGGGATGCCTTTATGTTATGGAAAGGGATACCTTTTTGCAACTCGAAAGGTTGGCCTATAAATTGGCGGGCATGGAACTCAAAGATCGATTGAAACAAGCGCGTAAAAACGCCGGCCTGACTCAGGTCGAGCTAGCCGAGCGCGCCGGTATAAAACAGGCGTCTGTATCCGAAATTGAGCGTGGGCTCACTCGGACGTCGGGGCACCTAATAAAGCTTGCCCAGGTGTGCGGGGTCGATCCGGTTTGGCTTTCGGATGGCACGGGCAACCCAGAGGGGAAGTATTCGTCGCAAAACGAAAATCGGACTGCAACTATCGAGTCAAACGCGATATTGCTCGGCCCTATGGATGTATGGGACGACGACACACCGCTGGATGATGATGAGGTATACGTGCCGTTTCTCAAGGAAGTAGAACTGTCCGCAGGCGCTGGGATTACAGCTGTACAACAGTCCCATAGGCAGAAGCTTCGCTTTGGCAAGGCAACCCTCAGACGGCAAGGCGTACAGCCGTCAGAGGCAGTCTGCGTAACCGTTTCAGGCAATAGTATGGAGCCAGTACTCCCCCATGGAAGTACTGTCGGAGTCGACAAGGGTTGCACCTCCATAACTGATGGAAAAATGTATGCCCTCGATCATGGTGGGCAATTGCGTGTTAAGACGCTGTACCGCTTACCAGGCGGAGGAATCCGCATGAGAAGCTTCAACCGCGACGAACATCCGGATGAAGAGTACAGCCCACAGGAAATGCTTCAGAAAGAGATAGCTGTACTAGGAAAGGTATTCTGGTCTTCAGCGCTTTGGTGATTTCCCCCCCTCCTACTCAATGAATCCCGCTTATTGCGGGATTTTTTTGTCCCCTACAAAAAAATAAAGGTATACCTGTTGACTCAAAATAAAGGCTGCCCTATATTTCGCCCATCGCCGGATAACAGCCGGTCAGAACAAGCCGGGGATTCGCCGGCTACCTCGCCCGAGGGGAATCACGGGCCCAGCCCCCGATAAGGGGATCGACTGGCTCATTAATGAGATCGCTCTTTAAGACGGAATTTTTCACTGATGCACCTGGTTAACCGGGTGCATTGGGAAAACAACCGGGAGTCAACGCGATGGATACAGAGATCGTAAATGGCACATGGAAGGGTCACCTCGGACGTGGCCTAGCGCCACGAGAACTTCAGTTCCTTCTATGGGTTGCCCTCGGGCTGACCGCGAAGGAAATAGCACGGGAAGTCGGTATCTCGCCGGCCACTGTTGCGAAACGCCTCACCAACGCAATGTTCAAGCTCGGCGTCACCCGCCGCGCCGCCCTGGTGGCCGAAGCGATGCGCCGCCAAATCATTTCGCCGATGTGCTTCGTGCTGGCTGCGCTCATCGCCATGCACGCAATGCTCGATGGCGACTCAATGCGCCGCGACCGTCGCGTCCCTGAGCGCCGTATCGCCCAGGTCCGGATGACAAAACGCGCCGAAGCTTACGACCACCACGCATAACCCTGGAGAACTCCATGAAGCACTCAGCAGCTGTTTCCCTTCTCGACCAGTGCGCCATCAACTACGAACGCAACGCGGTCATTCAGGAAAAGGAAGGGCGGTACGACGACGCGGCAAACAGCAGGACGATCGCCGCCGACTACCGGCAGGCAATCGAAGCGCTCCAGGCTGAATAGCATCACTGCTGCACCTTGGCGACAGGGTGCATCGGGATGTAACCCAACCCAGAGGAATCACCATGTTCGGCAAACTGTTTGGCAAGAAATCCGGCGAAGCCCGTCAGGCCTTGGCCGTGATGACCAACCGCGATCTGATGCAGGCTTCGGTCTACGGCGTGTTCTACGTCGCTTCCGCTGATGGCGACATCGAAAAGGAAGAGTTGGAGAAGATCGAAAAGCTGATCAACAACTCCCCCGCCCTGAAAGGCTTCGGCGCCGAGCTGAGTAACACCATCGACCGCGCCAAGGCAGACTTCAACGACGGCGGCCCGCGCATCATCCGCCAGAACGCCGAGAAGGAACTGAAGGACCTGGCCCATAGCGTTGACGACGCGGCGACCGCCCTGAACTTCATGCTCACCGTGGCCGAGGCTGACGGCGAGATCGAAGACGCCGAGATGGTGGTGCTGGAGAAGGCCGCAAAGATCATGAACCTCAACCTCAAAGACTACCTGTAGTCATGTTCGGCAGGCTCAGCAACAAAGTGCGCTCACTGGCCGCCTACGGGCTCGCCGGCGGGATCGTCTTCGTAGACTCGGCAAGCCGCATCCTTTCAATGGTTGGTGACCTGGTACTGGTCGCACTGCTGTTGATGGTGCTGATGGTCGGCAAAGCGAAGGACAAACCGTAGGCATCACTTCTGCCCATTCACTGAGTGGGCAGCGGGATGCGGACGAAACCGCGGCCTATAACCGCCCACCTGCATCAAACCTAAAGCCCGGTGGCCACTGCCAACCCAGTGAGCGAACAGACGGAGGATTTGCAGCCATGTGAACTTCAGCTACCTGCGCCGCCCTCATGGCTCCGCCGGTTCGTCACGTAGGGAGGTCTTCGTGACGCAAACAAAAGCCCGGTTCCGATCGGGCTTTTTTACGCCTGCCTTTATCCGCCAGCACTCTCCCCTGCGCCCAACGGCAACCAGCAGACGGGTCCGAGTGCTGACGAATAAATGCAACCCACCCCGAGGAACCAGCCATGCAATCACTCCTGCAGCAGCGCTTCGCCGGTCTTCAGGCCCTGCGCCTTCGCTCAGTCATCGCCACGTCCGAATTCTACTCAATGATCGGCAGGGAGCTGCCTGTGCAAAAGATCCGCTACCAGGTCGTCTCCAAGGGCAAGGCGTATCACATCATCGAGTTGGCCACCCGTAAGGTAAAGGGCTTTCGCTGGACTTGGAAGGAAGCGGTGAACTTCGCCCAGCATCTGGAAGCGCGCGACGACGGTATCAAGCTCTCGCTGTCGGGTGATCGGAAATGATCGGCGTACCAATGCCCAATCCGCGGGACTCGATCATCGAGGACCTGAACCAGAAGCTGGATCACTTCTTCGGCTCCGGCAGGAAGGTTCAGGAGATCGCCAGCGGCGTCAGCGCTGAAGGTCCGTTGACCGGTAGCACTGCCCACCACGAGCGTCTGCGCGCCGAGCGCGACAAGATCGCTCCGAAGGTCCGCGAACAGGCTGCCGCCGGCAAAACCGCCGCAGAGGCAGCCAAAGCGCTGAGCATGCACGTCAAGCGCGTGCAGCTGATCGCCCAGGAAAACAAATTCAAGTTCGCTGACCATTCATGAGACGGATTAGCAAACTGGTCAGCGCGCGACGCCGGCCCACGTGGTTCGAATTGCCAGCCACCACCATTCCACCGAAAGAGAAAACCCATGGCCAAGTCCGATGCCGACCGGTCGAAAAAGAAATACGACCGGGAGAAAGCCGACCTTGAGCGGCTCGGCGGCAGGATCTGCCGCTTTCACCTGCCGGAAGCACCCGACAAGGCGCTGGCCACCTTGCAAGAGTGGGGCGAACTGGAAGACTGGCGCGAGGTGTTCAGCACCATCGCGCTCAACTTGGTCGCCGCCGGCAAAGAGGTGGCGCTGCCATTCCTCGCCGTGGCACGCCACGAAATACACGTAACGCCAAGCGTGGCACGAAAGCTTGAGGCCTTTGCTAAGCGGGAGAGCGGACGCGATGACGACGAGTAAACAGATTTCACCAGTCGAGCAGCAAACGCTAAACCAGATCCGAACCTTCATCACAGCCAACGGCTACTCGCCCACCATTGCCGAGCTGGCCAGGCTGGCTGGCGTCAACGGCAATGCCGTCAGCGAGCGAGTTGAGCGCCTGTTGGCCAAGGGCGCAATCACAAAGAAGCCGCGAATCGCTCGAAGCATCCGCTTGGCTTGAACACCACACTACTGTCGCATCCGATCACGGAGGGCGGCGCCTACCCGAGGTACTCGCAATGCCCGTTCTTCACAGCGTAATCCACAAGATCGACAAAAAGCCCGACGGTAGCCCGGCGATCCTGCATCGAAGCGGCGCTGAGCTGGTCGAGAGCCAAGCTCGGGACGACCTGATGCACCAGTTCAACGAAAGCTACAACGCCAAGACCGGCAAGGCCTGGGGCTTCTTTCATGCCGAATCGGGCGCCTACCCTCTCAGTGGCTGGCTCAGCAAGTACATGGCCGGCACCGAAAGCTTTGTGGATTTCAGCGGCGACGCTGTGGAACACCTCACAAGGCTCATGGAAGAATCCAACCTGACGATCGGTGGTAGCGCCCTCTTCTGCCATTACATGCAAGGCATGACCGACTATTTGGTCATTGGCCTGCTGCAGGAAACCGAAGCGGTGGTCATGACCGAAGGGCTGACGCTGATGCCTATTCGACGCCTGGATCTCGATCACATCCATCTGGCCGCGCGGATCAATCTAAGCGAGTGGAAGAGCAATCCAGCATCCCGCCAGTACATCTCGTTCATCAAGGGCAAGAACGGCCGAAAGGCAACCGATTACTTCCGCGACTTCATTGGCTGTCAGGAAGGTGTCGACGGCCCGGGCGAGACCCGCACTCTGCTCAAGGCGTTCAGCGACTTCGTTGAAAGCGAAGACCTGGCCGAAGATTCCGCCCGTGAGAAGACCAACACGCTGGTCAGTTACGCGATGGCCCAGGCCAAACTGGGCGAGCCCATTACCCTCGACGGGCTGTCAGAGCTGATCGATGAAGACCAGCCGAAGATGTTCGCCGACTTCATCCGCGACAAGGACTACGGCCTGTCGGCAACCATTCCCGCCGACAAGAAGACCCTGAACAAATTCCGGCGCTTCACTGGTCGCATCGATGGCTTATCGATCAGCTTCGAGCAGCACCTGCTCGGTTCGAAGGTCGAGTTCGACGAAGCCGGCGGCACCCTGACGCTGCGCAGTCTGCCGACCCAGCTCACCGACCAACTCAAACGAGCAGCAGCCTGACACTCAACGCTACGCCGCGCTCTTGACGGAGGGCGGCGCCTGTATCGGAGAACTCCATGGACAACAAACCCACCGAAGCACAGATCGGGCTGCTATGGCACACCCTAGGCCTTCGGCCCGAATATCGCGACAGTCGCCACGTGTATCGAAACCGCTTCCTCGCCGGCCCTGGACACGACGATATGCCAGACTTGGAGGCTCTGGTTGATCTGGGCCTGATGGGGAGCCGCAAGCCGCCAGCCTTTTGCGACCAGAGCGAAGTGCTCTATTTCGCAACCGAAGCGGGCGAGAAATTCGCTATTGCCGAGATGCCGCCCGTACCGCCGGCGCCCAAGCGCACGAACTTTGATGCCTACCTAGATGAGAGCGATTGCTATGACGGCTTCGCCCATTTTCTCGGCATCAACGAGCCTAAATTCCAAACACGCGGCGAGTACTCTAAGCGGGAATACCGAATGGTTAGATACCCGCGCGGCAGTATTTATAGCAGCAGCTTTTACAACAGGCGCCGATTCGAGTACTGGTCGCCATACGAACCTGTCGAGGTTGCCGGCGAGTGGGCTCCTAACATGAAGGCGGCCAAAGCCAGCTACAAAGTTGCGCTGAAGGAGTTTCGCCAGCGTCCGCGCCAATCGGCAAATGACTTCGAGCGCGCCTACCTGGCTTGACCAGCCAGCCCATGCCGGGCCAACGCAAATACCCCACTTCAACGAATCACGCCAGCCGGCGAGGATCAACAATGCCCACAGCAATCGATTTGTTCGCCGGTCTCGGCGGATGGTCCACCGGTGCCCGCAATGCCGGTATCGACGTTCTTTGGGCCGCTAATCACTGGCCGGTTGCGGTTGAGTGGCACAGCGCCAACCACCCGCACACACAACACGTCTGCCAAGATTTGCACCAGGCGCAATGGGATAAGGTTCCGGCACATGACCTGCTGCTGGCCTCGCCCTGCTGCCAGGGCCATTCGAAAGCCCGCGGAAAGAAGTCTGGAAACCCACAACACGACTCTTCACGCTCGACTGCGTGGGCGGTGGTGTCGGCGCTGGAGTTTCACCGGCCTGAAGCTGGGCTGGTGGAGAACGTCGAGGAATTCACCGACTGGGCACTGTACCCGGCCTGGGTCGCGGCAGTGCAGGCGCTGGGCTATCAGGTCGCACCGCACGTCGTGGACTGCGCCGACTTGGGGGTGCCGCAGCATCGGGTGCGACTGTTCTTGGTCCTGACCCGCAGCAAGGCGCCACTGATGCTCGAGCTGCACAGGCGCCAGCATGTGCCGGCCGCCAGCTTCCTCGACTTCGATGCCGGTCGCTGGTCACCGATCGAGAAGCCGGGCCGGGCCCACGCCACTCTGGAGCGAGTGCGCAATGGCCGCGAACGCTTCGGCGAGCGGTTCATCATGCCCTATTACGGCAAGGGCTCTGGTCTGACCGGGCGCGACATCAACCGCCCGATCGGCACCATTACTACCCTGGATCGCTGGGCCTTGGTCGACGGTGACCGTATGCGGATGCTCAGCGCCGGCGAGGCCCTAGCAGCGCAATCCTTTCCGGCGGACACCCTGCGCCCGGACAACCACCGCCTGACCATGCACATGGCCGGCAATGCAGTGCCGCCACTTGCCGGACAACGGGTCATCGAGGCCCTGATGCAGGCGGCTTGACCAGTCATCACCCCTCTACCGCCCGGGCATGACCCGGCATAGGACGCCCCATGCCCACAGAAAACAAACCGGCTGATCCATTCGGCCCGAACGGTCGCACCTTCCACATTCACTTGAGCGTGCGCGGCGCGCTTCGGGACTTCAGCAAACGCCAGCTCAAAGGAATGTTCCGCCTTGAGGGTGGCCGTGAGTGCACCGCCGACGAGGCAAAGGATCACCTGCTTGAGGCGCTGGCCCAAGGTAAGGAGGTGCTGCCGTTCGGGCCTCCCTGCGAGGGTTTCGACTTCACCGGCAATGGCTGCCCAGGGCATGACACGGTGACCGCATGAAGCGCATCTACCTCAGCGGGCCAATGACTGGACTTCCCGGCCTCAACTTCCCCGCCTTCGCCGCAATGACCGCCAGCCTGCGAGCTGACGGCCACACCGTCACCAACCCCGCCGAGCTCAACCCTGACGGTGGAACCTGGAACGACTGCATGCGCCGCGACATCGCCGCCCTGATGTACTGCGACACCGTGGCCACGCTCCCTGGTTGGGAGCATTCGAAAGGTGCACGACTGGAAGTGATGATCGCCGACCGCCTCGGAATGACGGTTGTGAATGCCCATGATCTGGTATCGATGGAGATTGCATGATGCGTGACATCAAAACGCGTGAAGGATTTGAGTTCTGGGACAAGCTGAATGCCCTGCCGCGCTATGCCTTTTTGCTTTCCCCGTCAGGCACATCGGTTCAGAGGTTCGAGGACAAAGCCATGGGCAACTGGATCGATGTGCACGAGGCGCAGCAGATCGTGGACCAGGCGCAGGAGCGAATCAGCGAGTTGCGTGACGAACTGGGTGCGGCAAAGGGTGAGTATGATCGGGCAGTAAACAAGGTTGACTCCCTGCAGCAGCGCCTGAACGCAGCGGATCAGCAGATTGATGACCACGCCGGCACCTGCGAGTGGAGTCGGGAAGATGACAGCGGCATCTGGAATAGTGGCTGCGGCGTGACCTGGTCATTCCATGATGACGGTCCGGAAGAGAATGGCATGCACTTCTGCCACTCCTGCGGGAAGACGTTGGTGGTTGAAGCCACTGCGTCGGAACCCGAACAGGATGACGACTGGCATATGAACCCCTGCAAGCAAGGTCATCGCGATGTCGGCGCGTCCGGCGGAGTCGCCCACTGTTACACCTGCGGCGAAGAGATTACAGCCGCCACTACGCAGGAGGCATTCGAACAGTGGAATGCAACGCACGCGGCAGTCGACGCAGAACCCGAGGCGATGCCATGAGCGGCGCCGAGCTCTGGATGATCAACGTCCGGATGCGGCGAGTTGAGGAAATCAAGCTGCACCAGCGGGCCGTCCTCAGCAACCGGGCCTGGCCGAAGTGCTACCAAGGCCCAGGCAGGACCTACATGCTCCATGAAAGCCAGGTTCACACTACGCGCCATTCGGCGCTGGCAGCTTTGAATCGCAGCCTGAAAGCCATCTATGAAGAGCGAAACCTGAAGCAGCAAAAGCTATTTGCCGAAATGTTGTCCATCACCTCCGAGCTGGAGCATGGACAGACGTCAGCCTGAACCCGAAAGGAGTACATCTGTACTCCTCCCCGCAGTAACTCCCTCCCCCTTCAAAGCCAGCCGCTATAGCGGCAAAGGAACAGTCATGCCTGAAGAAAAGATGCGTGAAGACTTCGAGGCGGCCATCGCTATCGAATCTGGCGAACCGATCACGGCCATCTTCCTCAGCCGAAAAGATGGCTCGTACGCCACCAGCGCTCTCCGCTTCGCTTGGTGGGCTTGGCAGAAGTCCCGCATGGACCTGGTGATTGAGTTGCCGCCAGCGCCAGCCGAACCGGAAGAGCCAGAGGAGGCTATCGATGACAGCCACATGGACGCTTTCCACGCTGCCAATCGCATGCGGAGCGCGTGCCAAAAAGCCATTGAAGCAGCTGGCCTGAAGGTGACGCCATGAGCAAGCGCGCGGTTCATCTCTATCCATGGGACGGCGGTACCGAAGCTGATCAAGATCCTCCTGAGAACGTGTATTGCGGCACCGATGGCGTCATGGAGGACGAACAACTCACCAATGACTGGCAGTACGTCACGTGCAAGCGGTGCCTCAAGATCCGTGAAAAAGAGCTCGCCGCCCTGGCAGCGGATGATCGAGATCAGAAGGTCAAGCTATTCGATGAGGCCCAGGCCATCACGATCGAGCTCGGACACATGAACATCTCAGCCGCAATCAAGGCCCTGATTAGGGAGCGGGATCAGCTGCGAGAAGCCGCCGAACTTCACAGCCAACTCCAGCGGGCCGCCGGCGAGCTGCCTGGAGCCTGGAGCATTGAAATCATGGTGGAGCGTCATTGCGGTGCTGTTTCGGTATTCGACGACGACGGTAATGAGGTCGAGTTCGATGGACAAGGACACTTGAGCGAGCAGGTAGCTGATGCACTGGAATTGGCGCTGAGCCAGGCGGTGACGCCATGATCGCCCTCGTCTGGTTCGCCTACGTGTACTGCTACAAGGGGCCGAGATGAACCACCAACCCAAAGGCGGCATGTGTCGCACCTGCGTTCACGCCCACCGAAATTGCAGCCACCTCCCCTTTAGCACCATGCCGGTGCTCGCCCGGGACGCTCATACCGTGATCGTCCGCTGCACTGACTTCCAGCGCAGCAAGTAACCCTACCCCGCACAAGAGCCTGCCGATGAACGGCGGGCGAGGAATTTCTATGCCTGAACAAAGAGAAGAATTCCGGGAAGCTGCTATCGAAGCGATCTCGGATATGGCTCAGCATCTCCCGCTTGATTGCGAGCTGCTGGTCGTGGCCTGCCACCCCGGCAAGAAAGACTTTGACCTGGTGCTGCCGTCACCCGAGGCGAACCTGAACAACGCTCTGGACGCACTGCGCCGTCAAGGTCTGAGCATCGACGGCGACAACGCCTACAAGCGCGACCTGTGCGACTCGATTGTTGGAGCCCTGGCCCTCGGCGCGCAGAACAACAACCCACCGCCAGCTGGGCACTGGGGCCAGCGGTTCTGGGATATCGGCCTGGAAGAACGGGCACTGACGAAAGAGATGTTGACCGCTCTTCAGGCCGCCCGTGATCTCTGGGGCGATTACCTCCCACCCGGCAACAGCAATGCGATGAAAGCGATGAAGCTCGTCGACGCCGCCATCGCCAAAGCCACCCAATAACCACCTTCTGCCGCAACGCGCGGCATGGAGCATTCATGAGTAAAGTTACCCTGGACGAATGGGCGGCGGCCGAGTTCAAGACGCCACCCAGTCCCAACACCTTGCGCAAATGGGCGCGAGAAGGCCGGATCGCTCCGGTACCGGTCAAGCACGGGCGCAACTACTATGTAGAATCCGACGCCCACTATCAGGAACCTGACAAGCAGCCCGTCCGGATCGTCGGTGGCAGCCTGATCAGTAGAATAGAGAGAGCACGCAATGGCGCCCAGGCCGCGTAATACCGGGTCAAAGGATCTTCCACCCAATCTCTACCGCAAGACCGACGCCCGCAACGGCGTCACCTATTACACCTACCGCGACCCTATCAGTGGTCGCGTGTTTGGTCTGGGCAAGGATAAGGAGGCGGCCATTCGCGAGGCCGTCGCCGCCAACCACGCCGACGCAATCAAGCCCACCTTGACGGAACGCATCAGCACCCCAGCACCAGCGCCGGGCAAACTGTTCTCAGAATGGCTGGTCGAGTACCGCGAGTTGTTCACCGAGCGCAAGCTGTCGGCCAGCAGCAACAAAAACGTGGGTATGCGGATCAACCGACTTGATACCGTATTCGGTTCGAAGGGGATCAAGGACATCACAACGATGGATGTGGCCGATTACCTGACAGGTATGGCCAAAGAAGGAAAGGCGCAGATGGCCCGGGCAATGCGCTCACTGTTGCGAGACGTGTTCGTCGAGGCCATGGCCAGGGGATGGGTCGGCGCCAACCCGGTCGAGGTGACCAAGGCGGCACGGGTGAACATCAAGCGCGAACGGCTGACGCTGGAACTGTGGAAGGCAATCTACGAGGAAGCCGAGAAGCCGTGGCTTCGCAGGGCTATGGAATTGGCTGTGCTGACCGGGCAGCGCCGAGACGATATCGCCTCGATGCTTTTCAAAGATGTTCACGACGGATTCCTGCACGTTGTGCAGTCAAAGACCGGTGCCCGCCTCCGGATCAGTACCGAGATACGCCTGGAGTCTGTCGGCCTGGACCTGAATCAAGTTGTCAAGCAATGCCGCGATCGCGTTCTGTCACAACACCTGGTGCATCATGCCCAGGCGCCGGGGCGAGCCAAGGCTGGGCAACCGGTTGTGCTGGACACCCTGAGCTCGGCATTTGCCGAAGCCCGGGACAAGGCCGGCGCGAAGCTGGGAATAACTTTCGGCCGCCAACCACCGTCCTTTCACGAGCAGCGATCGTTGGCAGCACGCCTCCATGAGGCCGAAGGCCGGGACGCGCAGAAACTGCTCGGTCACCGTTCGGCCACCATGACCGATCTGTACCGCGACAGTCGAGGCGCTGAGTGGATCGACGTGGCATAATCGACGGCTGAATTTTAGGGCGATATTGGGGAAGTTTTGGGGAAGAATTTATGCCCAATAAAATCAAGCACTTAGAGCTTTACGGCATCAAAGCCTGGGATGCCGCATAGGAATCGCCAAAGGCCTTTAAAATCAAGGCCTTGATCCAAAAATGCGACCCGAAAACCACCAACTTTTGCGACTCTTTAGAACCCAATAAACA